GAGCGATTCGTCAACCGTGCTTTGGAAAGTGGCTTGGGCATTAGAAAGACTACCGTTTTGGATGCGTCCGAATTTCGAACGGAACTTGGGTCAGCACACGTTCATAAATCACGACAATGGTTCACTGTTGCGAGGATACTCCGCTGGCCAGGACGTGGCGGCTGGTGGCCGCTGTACCGTCTTTACAGTGGACGAAGCTGGTGCGAGAGACTTCGTTGCAGGCGGTAAGGATGAAGCAGTGCAGCAGTCGATTCAAGACGTCTCAAACTGCGTTAGGCTCGTCAGCGCTCGCTACACGGATCAGGGAGTTTTTCACGAAGCGTGCGAAAACCCAGACACTAAGAAGAACGGCGTTCACCTTGTACTCGATTGGAAAGACCACCCACTTCAAAACAAGCATGCTTACATAGTTCGTGAAAGCGTTCCAATCGCCATGAAGCCGGAAGATCAACCGGCAGTCATTGAGTACCACAAAAAGAATCCCGACCTGCGTTCCCGATTAGAGCGCAAAGGATTCAAGTACGAGGGAGTTGTTCGAAGTCCGTGGTATGACTCTCGTTGTTTGCGTCCAACATCAACGCCACGAATCATCGCTTCGCAGCTCGACCGCAATCCACGCGGTGCAGTCGGCAAGGTCTTTTCATCTGACTTACTCGACCGCGTGAAACGCCAGCACTGCCAAGGTCCGGTTTGGGTTGGCAATCCAGTGTTCGATTCTGAGACATGCAAACTGACAGGATTGATTCCAAGGGACGATGGACTTCTGAAACTGTGGTTCAAGCCTGGAATCGACAACTCGCCTCCGCTTGGACCGTTTACTGCTGGCTGTGACATCGCCTCGGGTGGTGTCGGTGCCTATGCCTCCAATTCGGTGATGACTGCGATTGACAACCGAACTGGCGAACAAGTGCTGGAATACACCATCAAGGGACTTGAGCCTCGCCCATTCGCCAGACGCGTGGTTGGGCTGTGCATGTGGCTTCGAAACGCTGGACTTGGCTGGGAAGACTCAGGTGTATCCGGTGGTTTTGCCAAGGAAATCATGGAGATCTTGTTTTATGGAAACGTGTACTACCGAAATGTTTCGCTTATTGGATCGAACAAGAAAAGCCGCAAAGCTGGCTGGCCATGCCACGACGCTGACAAGTCGGATATGTTCGAAATGATGGCGCTTGCGATGGAAACCGGCAAGTTCATTCCACGCTCAGAAGAGATGATTACAGAGTGTGGAGAGTATGAATGGGACGGTTCCAAAATCGTTCATGCGCCATCGAAAAACAAGGGTTCCAGCGAGAAGAATCACGCGGACAGAGCTATCTCGGCGGCAGGTTGCTGGATGGTTTTCAACACCGACAACACTGATGCCAAGATTGACACGAACGAAGAAACGGGTCAGAATCCTGAGTATGGGTCGTTCTTGTGGCGCGAGCAACAGGAGCAACGGAGCGTTAAAAGTGGTAGTCCTAGGTACGGAATTCGGGACATCATTCGACGGTAGGACACACCATCTTTTCCAGAGTTAGAACCTGGATGGAGCAAAAAATGAACGAACTGTTTGAAGAGAAGCTGAAAGTCGTGCTTAACCTAATTCGCACAAACAGCAGTGCCGAAGATGCGATGAAGATTTCGCAAGCGGCTTGCAATTTGGTACATGCACGAAGCACTTTCGCAGTAAACCAAGAACAAGAACCAAAGACACAGAAGAAACAAGGATCTGGTACGTAGCCAGTTCAATGAAATTGCCCCGCATGGCTGTAACCATCGGGGCAGTGGCCAAACCTAGCTTAAGGAGGTTCGACATGAGTATTATGCAGAGTGGCGTCGTAGAGGTAAAGCTAACCAGAGGGTTAGTGACAATTATTGACGCTGAGGATTTCGAGTTGGTTAGTCAGCACAAGTGGTATGCGACTCGCGGACAGAACACTGATTACGCTCATAGGAAACAAAGGATAGATGGACGACAGCAAACAGTGTCACTACATCGAGTCCTTCTGAATTCACCTGACGAAATGCACGTTGACCACATAAATGGCAACGGGTTGGATAACCGAAAGGAAAACCTGCGTTTATGCACGCGACTTGAAAACAGAAGGAATAGCCAAAGGCAAGCAGGTGGAGTCAGTAAGTTCAAGGGAGTGTCAAAACGAAAAGGACGCCCCAAGGCTTGGGTGGCAAAACTTAGCGTCGGTAATAAAATGTACACTCAGTGTTTCCTCACTGAGTTGGAGGCAGCTAAGCGGTACGATGAAATGGCAAGGGAACATTTCGGAGAATATGCAAGACTAAACTTTCCACAGATTGAGGACCAGCGCTGAAGCGTGGTCGCCAGAATAGGCACAAGCGGAGTAGCTGCCGCTGAGATGCCGTTAACATCGTAGCCTTTAACGGGGGCCGCGCTTGAGCGCTGTCCTCGTTTATTTTTAGGCTACTTCTGAATGATTGACCTTGCAAACCCCGAAAAGCGCGGACGCCTACTAAAGGCTATCCGTTCGTCGCGCGATGCGATGGTTCCGTTCAGGAGAGTTCGCAAGGAGCTAATTCGCGATTACGTCGGTTCTTATTATGCCGAGGGTGGAGCAGAGAACAAGACGCTAGTCAACCTCATAAACCAGACAGCCCGTATCTACGTTGTCGCTCTCGCGGCAAACAATCCTCAAGTTCTGGTGTCTACTCCGCGAACTGAGAACATTGCTTTCGCTCGCAGGTTCGAAGTCAACCTGAACAAGCTCATTAGCGATATGACGCTTGACCAGACTTTCCGATCCATCTTGCTCGATGCGTTCTTCTGCTTGGGTTGTGGCGTGGTGATGATGCGCGACACCGACACTCGATTCCACGGTTTACTGGAAGCGGAAGAAGACGTCTGGCTTGATCCTGGACAACCCTGGTTCAATCGCGTTTCCTTGGACGACTTGATTCTGGATATGTCAGCCAAAGAGCTGACCAAGATGCGGTACTGCGGTCATCGTTACCGCGCCGACTATGAAAAGGTCATGGACGAACCTGGGTACTCGAAGAAGGTTAAGGACAAGCTACGTCCGACAAGCCGCGAGCATCACGACACAACAGGTGCAGCTCGGGATATCTCGAACGATGAATCGCCAGATGATGACCTGAAAGATATGGTTTGGTTGCAGGACTGCTTTATCGCCGAGAACAATTCCATTGTCACCATGGCTTGCGATCAAGACTTGGAACCGCTGATTGAGCGCGAATGGGTTGGTTCGCAAGCTGGACCGTACAAGTTCTTGTCGTTGGGTGATACGCCAGACAACATCATTCCGACTTCACCTGCAATCAACCTGAAAGGTATGCACGATCTTCAGAATCGATTGCACCGCAGGATGGAAGAAGACTCCGACGCTCATCGAGTCGTAAACGTCTACCCGCCAAGCATGGCTGATGATGCGAAGCGTTTGCAAACTGCGGAGCGCAACAGTTGGCAACGAGGAACTAGCCCAGAGCAGATCAAGCAGTTCGAAATGGGTGGCGTCGACCAACGCGATATGGCGATGGCTACGTTCATTCAGACTGAATACGACCGCTTCGCTGGCAACCTTCAAGCGATGGGTGGACTTGGAGCACAAGCAAGCACTGTTGGTCAAGAGGAATTGATTCACGGTCAGTTGACTAAGAACGTGGCTGACATGCGATTGTCCGTAGTGAACTTCGCTTCTACGTGCATCTTGGATCTTGGTCGCTTGATGTGGGAGGATCAGACTCTTGAACTACGCACTTCAATGCCAGTCGGTAATAGCGGGATTCAAGTCAGATCGGATTGGACGCCAGACTACCGCTTGGGTGACTTCGACGACTATGAGTTTCGGGTTGAACCGTACTCGATGGTCTTCAAGACTCCACAGCAGCACCTTCAGGAATACTTCCAGGTGTTGCGAGAGATCGCCCCACTATGGCCCATGTTCCAGGCATCGGGAGCCACGTTGAATGTTCAAGTGCTTGTCAAGGAAATGGCGAGGCTCATGAACAAGCCAGAGATCGAGCAGTTGATTACGTTTGCTACTCCTGCCGACATGCTTGGTGGCGATCAGAACACAGTGCGATCACCGGCGACTACGACTCGGGAGACGGTA